GGCCGATAATCCGCCATCCAGCCAGGCGATGCCGGCCGTCGCGGCGAGGAGAATCGCTCCTCCTGGCGTCATGGCATCACCTCTTTCGATGTATCACCTTGTTCTCTCGGATCACTGAACGACTCGACCTGTCCCCAAGAGACAAGTTCGGGTTCGTCGGCCGCACGGGTTTGGCCGTGCGGTTCTGACCGTCCTGTATGGGCGGTCGCCTTTCTGGACAGCAACTCGCAGATGGCTCTGCCGTATGCGGCTGTCTGGCCCTCTCCGAACCTGACAGCCGCTCGATTACGAGCAGAGGTCACTACGAAGTAGAGCCCAAATAGGACGAGGGCGGCTTCCATCCCTGTAAGCCTAACCTTTCAGTTGTTTAATCAGGTCGGCAGCATCCTGCTGGACTTTCTCCGCATGATCCAGCACGTTGCTGGTGCGGGTCCAATCCTGCCCGATGCGAACCGTGAGGGCGAGTCCACCGAGGAACAATAAGATCTCAAGCATACTTGAGCCACCTACTTTCTCGGTTATCTCCCCGTCTATCTGACCTTACGGTCTTTCGCTGATACCGCGGAAGTGCGGTCTCAGCCAGGTCGTCTGGGGTCGACTGTTTGACGTCCCGAACGTTCTTCAGCCTCAGGTACTCCCTGGGCGACCTGCTTACTTGCGGCATGGCTATTCTCCCCGTCTGGCTTGCTTGACAGGATCTCGACGATCGAGTACTCTTGTTTCGCATATGAATCCAAACGACGAAGATAGTCTACCACCAAAAGAGGGGTCGCCACAAGCCAGTGACGCACCCTCGAAATCTTCTTCAACATCAAATACCTCCGAGGAGCTGTCCCTCGAGAGTATCAAATCATTGGTAGAGCAACCAGACACCGTGGAGCAACTCCAGGGCGGTGACCGTGCAGATCTTCTGCCTCACCTATTTAAGATCAGGGGGCAGCCGTACAGTTTAACGGATTATCCTCAGTTCAAATCAATGTACGGGCGGCAATACGTTCCGGATACGATTTACATGTGTGGCCGGCAAACCGGCAAGAGTTTGAATTTATCGCGTTCTGAAGTTTTGGATATGCTCACTATCCCGCATCTGCAGATCCTGTACGTGGCGCCGCTTCAGCAGCAGACCCAGCGGTACAGTACCCTCTACATGACGGAGGCAATCCAGTCATGCGATGTTGCCCGTGCGCTCCAGGCAACCGACATGGAGAACGCACAGGCCGACGGCAAGATCATCAAAGCAGTCCACCACCAGGCGTTCGCCAACGGTAGCGGAATCCAGCTTACCTACGCCAAGACGTCAAGTGACCGGGCCCGCGGTATCTACGCGGACCGAATCGACTTTGACGAGATCCAGGATCAGCTCACCGACAATATCCCGATCGTCTCGGAATCCCTGACGGCGAGCAAGTGGGGAATTAGGCGCTTCACGGGCACCGCAAAGACTACTGACAACACCATCGAGAACCTGTGGCAACAGTCCTCGCAGTCAGAGTGGGCGATGCGGTGTGGCTGCACCTTCTGGAACTTCCCCACCGAGGAGGGCCGCGTCCTCGATATGCTCCAAGCGGACGGCATTCACTGCGTTAAGTGCGGGGCACGCCTTAACGTCCGGGACGGTGAATGGGTACCGGCCTGGCCCGATCGCGTCGACGACTTTCTCGGATACCATATCCCCCAGGTAGTCGTTCCGGCCCTGGTGGATAACCCTCACAACTGGTCTAAGATCACCCGCAAGCTCTTGAGGCTGCCCCTGCCGATCATCATGCAGGAGGTACTGGGCATTAGCCACAGCTTGGGTTCAAGGGTGATCAGCCAGCGTGACATCGACCGGCAATCTTCACTGCCGTCGGTCGCCGAGCTCCAGAACAAACTCCGAGATTATACCTGTACGGTCTCGGGAGTAGACTGGGGCGGCGCTGAACAATCCAGCTTCACGGTTCACACCATTATTGGGCTGCGCCGCGATGGCAAGATTGACGTCCTCTGGGCCAGACGCTTTATCGGGTTCAATCCGGACGAAATGTTGTCCGAGATTGCCCGAGCTCACAAATTCTACAAATGTCAGATGATGGCCGCCGACTACGGCATGGGGTTCGATAAGAACGTCATGCTTGAACAGCGCTTCAACGTCAGCGTGATCCAGATCATGTACGTCCGACAGAACAAACTGCTCAGCTACAGTCCCACGCAGGGGCAGCATAGGTGGACGGTCGACAAGACAACCGCTCTCGAAATCCTATTCCTGGCTATCAAGTATAATCGGATCTTCTTCCCACCCCAAGGCGAGTTCAAGCTCTACACCGACGACCTCCTGAGTCCCTACGAGGAGGTCTCGGAGTCAGGCGGGTTTACCTATCGGCACTTCGTCCGGAATCCAGCTCGGCCGGACGATTTCTGTCACGCCTTGAACTTCGCCTGTATGCTGGCCATGAAGATCAGCGGAGCCGGGTTCGTCGACCTGGTCCCGAAGGGCGCCTTCAACAGTGAAGCCAGTCGCTCGGGTGCGCCCAGCGTGGTCGACGTCGATCCTATCGATGTCATGGCTGCAATGCAGCTGTAAGGGTAAAAGAAACGAAGTCAACCGGCAGGCGCCGGGGGCTATTCTACCATCTAGGTAAACATCACCATCAACATATTGTTATAACCGGTCTGGGAGCTAAATTAAGGGCTCACCGGGATTCGCGTACATAGGAGCCGGGAAGCCGCGACGGACTCTGCAGTGTGTCGATTCCACACGACCCAACCCCACATTCTAACCTGTGACCAGACCATGTTGCGCTTGGCCCAGCTGATCTGCCCGGTCATCTGCATGTACCTGATGAACAGCCAGTCAGACTCGGAATGGGTGGCGGTAAGCTGGCTGGAGAATAATCCATCGTGACAAAGCGCTGGGCCCAGTAATGGCACATCCATGGGGCTCCCGATCAGGGTCCAGGCTATTCTGGGTATCGAGGCGCCGTCGGTCTGATACCCCTTCAGGAACTGCAGGTAGTACCCATCGAGCGGCGGCGAGTCCCAGTCCTCCATGAGAGTCCACAGCGTCCCCGTTGGGTCCGTATGGGGATTCGGCGGATGGAGGATGGGCAAGTCTTCAAATTGTTCAGGCTCGCCCATTACGGCATCCCCGAGGATGTCGGGGTGGGCTGGGCAGTACCTTGCTGGGCCGCCAGGCGGGTCTTGGCGACGCTCAACCCGACGCTCAGGGCTACCCCGGATGCACCCATGACGGCCACCAGGGCATTACCAAACTCACCCTTGCTGACCCCCCAGGCAGCCAGGGTTGCTGCAATCTGAACATGGTAGTTCATCGAGAGCCACATGCCAAGGGCAGTACCGCCCACGATCCCTGACCACTTCTTGAACTGAGTTGACTGGATGGCCCAGTCGAGAATTTGCTTCATCATGGCGTAGCTCCTTTATAGACGGGCGGAATCGGGTCGAATCGCCCGTGAGGTCCGAACGGGTCGTCCGGATTGTAAACAGGGGGATCGAAGAATCCACAGCCGCCAACTACTAAAAGTGAACCGAGTAGTAGAAGATTGATAATTACGTTCATGGGTTCACCGCGTGGATTATCCAGAAATCAGACGACAGTTTACTGTTGGTGACGTAGTCGTAGGGCAGATACCCATACCCCTGCTGGCCCCACTGGGTGCCCCAGCTATTACGGAACTTGAATCGTTCTGTTGCGTCGTCATATCCGCACAGGACAATCGCGTGACCGCCGAGCGGTGCAGAGAAGTTTCGAGTCCACCACCCCGGGGTCTCTACGATACCATCCCGGGCAGTCTGCGGAGACTCGAGCTGCGGATACACGAGGATGCCGAAAACGATCGGGTGTCCCGACGCCAGAGCGGCTTTAATGGTGGACAACTGCTGGTCGACACGCTCGTACGAGATAACCTTGTGCTGGGATGCGTCGATGAAGCATTCCTTCGAGGGCTGGAAGTTCAGATGCGAGGAGTCGTAGGGCCACATCGTCTCCTCGGTATATCCAATTGTCGTGAGCGGTGCAATGACGTCACGAAGCGAGGCGATGCCGTCCTCCTCTGTGATGTTGATTTCACCCTCCAGGGCGCAGGCGCTCCATGCAACGAACAACCTCGATGGCATCGTCTTGTGCGCCCACAACCCTTGTAGCGGCAGGGCCACGGCGTTCGCGTAACAATTGCCTGAGATCAGGATCTTCCCACTTCTTCGCGTGATTAAGGTGTGGTACGGCTCAACTTCTGCGCAGTACACCATCCCGGTGTAGTCCTCGTTATCAATACTGCCCGTCTCTATACAAGAGGACATGCGGTTTCTGCGGATGTATCCGTACTCGGGGAAGTTCCCAGCGATGGTCCTGCCGCGGTAGACGGAAGTCCTAGGGGGGCGTGAGTAGATACTACCCCACTCTCCACACAGAAGACCGAGACGCTGGAGATCGTTTGCCAGTCTGCAAGACGAGGTATAGTGGACTACCGTGCCGTCGGAGTCGCATCCGTCTCCTGCTGCGTGCCCCTCGAGAACCGCTTTCATATTCTCCGGCCCCAAACCAAAGACAAACCCAGGGACGAACTTGTCTGGAGCTTTCGTCCCCAGCAAACCATAACGGCAGAACTCTGAATAGATCTGCTTGTCGTCGAAGTAAAAACGGTCTACTTGCTCGATATAGTGGATTTTCAACTTCCTGAACAGGCCCTTACAAAATTCCTTTTCCCGCTCCTTGTGCGCTGCGATCTGAATTCTATAATGCCCTTTTGCTTGGACCATGGTCCCCTCGGCAAGGTAAATCCCCAAAAGACCCAGCCACGCATTCGCGTCCACCGCTCGGCTAGTCCGCTGCGGCTTTTGCTTATGCTCGACCCCCGGAAGTGTGTACGTCGGTGCTTCTTTTGTAGACGACTTCACCCCGACCATCAGCCCCGAGTACCAGCCCAAGTCTCCCGCTCTCACAAACTGATACTTCTTTTCAAGGGTCCGGTCCCGCTCATTCCATCTCCTGACAAGCATATTATGGTCTGGTGTCACACAGAAATCGGTGGCATTGTTGTGGACCCCCACCATTCTCCCCGCGTACTGCAGCCTGAAAATAGTTTTTGGTGGAACAAAATATACTAATCTAGTTTCTGGGTCGACGGTTGCTAGCTGGTCGTCCAACGTGGCCTCACTGAAAAGTTTCCACCCCGAGTCGGTTAACACCTCGGTGTCTGCCTTGTGACAAGTCCCCCAAGCGCCCTGGTCGTAGCAGGCTGGCATAGTGGCCGACAAATCGATCGATGGCGGCAGTGGCACCTCCTGCCACTTGGCCGGCATACTCCAGCGGAAATCGCGGGGATCATGGGTATCCCTCAACAAATTGTACTTTCGTCCGATCTTGGATTTCCGGCGCATGGCAGATCCCCTTTCTAACCAGTTCCCACTCCCCACAGCCACATGGACGCTGCCGCGATCGCGATTGCGACCAGGATCCAGAGGGCCAGATATCCAAGTGCCTCGATGGACGGCTGGTGCATACCCGAATCCTTACGCGGTAAGCGCTACCGCCATCTGACTGACCAACCCGGCGATGATGGCCGAGCTAACTCCCGCGGCAACCAGCTGGGCCTCCGTGTACGTGACGGCCTTGAAGGTCTTGACGGGCGGCTCCCCCACCATGGTGCTACAGAATCCCTGGACGGTCGCGATACTGGCATCGGACACCTGGATCCGCATGGCCGGCGCAATCCCGACCGGCATGAGGGTCTTGAGGGCTGCCAGGTAGGTTGCCGCCTGGGCGGGGTCCGGCGACGCTGCTTCCAGCTGGGCGGCCGTGTAGCGCTGGCCCGACTGCCTGAGTGGCTTGTCGGCTGCATCGAACCAGCCAAACGTGACCGAGAAAACCAGGTTGCTGGCCGGATCAGGTATGACCGAGATCATGCCGATCTGGACGGAGTTAACTGCATACGAGACGGTCGTGTTGGTGATAACTTTCATCGCCTGCTCCTTGTTGATAACTGTATCGAACCTGGATACTACTATACCCCGCGGTGATCTGCCTGACCAGCCTTTTTACGGCATCCCCAGGATTCCTGACCCGTTGATCCCGTACTGAGCTGTGCCGGTCAACTGGGTGCCACCCTGCATCCCGTAGGCGAGCGGGTACAGCACCACGTTGGCGGGCGGAATCGTGAGGAGTCCGGTTGTCCGGTACGCAATCGTGCTGGTGAACGTCGAACCATATTCAAAATAACTAGCGTCGTTAAAAGTTACCCCACCCGCCACGGAACCAGCGGCGGCGTTGTAGCTCCAGTCATTGAAGGTGGCACTGCCCGCCACACTGCCCTCGTTGTGACTATATCCGTTGAACGTCACCGTAGCGCTCATGGTATGGCCCCCTTGTTGTAGCTGGACCCATTGAACGTAGCCGCCACCGTGGGGGTCCCGCCGGTATTGTTGTAGCTGGACCCGTTGAACGTAGCCGTGGTGGCGGTGCCGTTGTTGCAGCTGGACCCGTTGAACGTAGCCGTGGTGGCGGTGCCGTTGTTGCGGCTGGACCCGTTGAACGTAGCACGATTGCCGACCTGCCCACTGGAATCTACATACGAAAATGTATTGAACGTGGCATCGGTTCCAACAGTCCCATCGCCGTGCGAACTTCCGTTGAATACCGCGTGGTTGCCCACCGTGGTGTTTGTACCAGCGTGCGAGGAGGTATTAAATGTGGCGTTGTTTCCCACGACACTGCTAGCTCCGTAGCAATTCGCCGTATCGTCGAATGTGGCATTGTTTCCGACTATACCGTCATTTTCACATCCTCCGCTAAAGTGGGCATTGTTTCCGACTATACCGTCATTTTCACATCTTCCGCTAAAGTGGGCGTAGTTCCCCACGGTGCCATATTGCGTATTTGTTGTAAAGTCGGAGAAAGTTGCATAGTCAGCAACCACATTTGCGTTATATGAGGTATCGGCGAAGCTAGCATAATCTCCGGTTACCCCGTCGGGGTAACTATTCCGACTAGTACCATAAAACTTTGCGCCCTCCATCGAGGTAGTAGCCAGCATACTGGCGTAGCCGTGGTTATATGACGCCGAGAATGAGGCCCCTATTCCAACGGTCGCCCGTGTATCGTTTACCGCCCCGAACGTGAATTGAGACCAAGCGCCTGCTTCGCCCGCGTTAAACGACGCAATGCCGGTAAACCTTGCGCCCTCCATCGGGCTAGTAGCCAGCATGCTGGCATAGCCAAAGTTAATCCCCCTATCAAAATCGGCGCCCAGCCCTACTGTCGCGAAGTCCGGGGGATACCCGGGTGAACGACTGTACCCATTACGGGGGAATTTGTTAGCGCCTGTTCCAAAGAATCTTGCAGAGTTGCCTGCCGTACCCCTATTTTCCACATTAGAGTCAAATGTCGCGTAGTTGCCAACTACCCCCCAATTTACCGGGCGGTTCCCGCCTGCATAGTCGGGGGAGTAGAAATAAGCATAATTGAGCGCCGTACCGAGATTGCCGGTAGTGTAGTAACCCGCCATGGCGGCCGTACCTGCAAACAGTGCACTGTTGCCCACCTGGGCTCCCGCCTCGTTGGTGGAATCCTCGTAGAAGGTAGCGTGGTCGCCCACGACGCCATAGTTGGTAGGCGGCGGCGTAGCGATCACCGACACCTGTCCGAACACCGCATAGTTCCCAACGGTCCCGACAGCATCATTGAATGCGCTCTCGTAGAATATGGCGTAGTCCCCCACGGTACCGAAGTTTTTGGAACTGTCACGAAACTGGGCAGAAGCTCCAACGGCGGCACCGGTGTCATTGTAACTCTCACTGTAGAACTCCGCACTGGCCCCCAGGATTCCTTCGTTGTAGGCAAAATGCCCCGAGGTAGTCCCGTAGTTGAATGTGACCGGGCCCTCCAGGTTAACGCCCAGGTTAACTCCAAAGTCGCCATTACCTGTCAAGGAGTGTGCCACATGGGTATAGGCCATCACGACCACCATTCCCGGTCCCGAGCCCACGCCGCCCATTATGTAGGCAGTATCACCGGTGCTAGGGATATACCCCGTATTGACGTTATGGGCCGAACTGGTAAACCAGTTTCCCGTAGTCGTCCAGGCATCATCGACTGCCGGATAGAAATACAAAGTATTAGCCATCTCAATACCCCCAAACAAAGCTAGTGATAATCCAATTGGTCCGATTGGCCACGTACTGGGTGGAGTACAGCGAAATTGTATTGGATGCTACCAGGTTGACATTAGACATCCCGGAGCTTGAGGGAATCCGGAAGGTAATGGTGGGCCACGTCACGGTCCTGTTGGTCCCGCCAGCGTCAAAGCGCCACTGGACCATGCGGCCGTCCACCGCGGCATTCGCCGGGACCCCTATGGTGATGTTGTTGGTCATCGAGACCAATACGATGTTCTGCGCCATGGCGTCGACAACCAGGTTGGCGGTACTGGGATAGACCAGGCTGGAAAGCCCAGTTAGGTTCGTATAACTGGTCCCATTGGTCAAACCACCGTTGCCAAAAATATTGGTCGCATACAGGGCTGTACAGTGGAGGGTTCCGAGATACGTTATGGCCTGGTTGTTTGTCACGGCCCCTATGGCGTTCGATGCAGTCCCCGCGGTTGCCGCGTACCCCGCGTTGGTGGCGTAATACGAGTTGGTTGCATAGCTGGCCGTACCCGCGGTTGTCGCATACCCCGCGTTGGTAGCCGAGCCCGCAGTCACGGCATACCCCGAGTTGGTGGCGTAATACGAGTTGGTTGCATAGCTGGCCGTACCCGCGTTGGTGGCATAGCTAGCCGTACCCGAGTTGGTGGCGTAGCTGGCTGTACCCGAGTTGGTGGCATAGCTGGCCGTACCCGAGTTGGTGGCGTAGCTGGCTGTACCCGAGTTGGTGGCATAGCTGGCCGTACCCGAGTTGGTGGCATAGCTAGCCGTACCCGAGTTGGTGGCATAGCTGGCTGTACCCGAGTT